CACCCTCTGGCATGGCATCGCCGCGCCCGCCCCACACGTAAGGGGTGAAGCGGGGCATTCCCCCAGCTTCACTGATCATTTTCAAAATAGCGGCTGCCACCTGCCCACTGTCTAACTCGTCAGGCTCTATGTCTGCCTGTTGAAGCACATTCAGCAACTCTTTTGTAACCGCATTACCCCACTCCGCCGGAATCAACGACCCCTGACGACCAGTGCTGGCGTCTTCGTCTACAAACTCTCCGCCCACCAAGCCAACGCCTGGAACGCTTTTTGGGAAGTCCATACAAGAACCCTTTAATCAAAGTCCACAAACTCCAGCGTGTGCGCCGGGGCTGCACGCCGAATCACACACACCAGCGCATTACTGGGGTTGCCGCCATAACGCTCACCCCAGACGCTCAGACCAAACCGTGCACCACCAGCCAGCCGCTCACCCGCACGCAAGACCCACATGAACTGGGCACCCCAAGTGCCAAAGTGATCGCGACCAAAGCGACTGCTACCAAAACGCGGGGCGCGCAGCTCCTGCACCCAGGCATTCGGGTAGCCGGCGCGCGCTGCCAGCTGCACGTAGAACGCGGGGGTCTGCCCGCCCAGGTCGATCAACCGGGACCGCACCATGGCCTTGCGCTCGCCCACGGTGCCGCTGGTGCCCAGGCATTCATCGGGCAACCCAACCTCGCGCTCCCAGTCGGTCAGGGTTTCGTGGAAGGTGTCCAAGAAGGATTCGCTCAGCAGTTGCAGCGCCCGTGCATCGAGCCGGGCCAGCTCCGGCGCCAGGGCCTGCAGCAGAGCGTGGATCTGCGGTTGAAACTCCCGGTCCCAGGCCGGGCCTGGGGGCAGCAGCGCGGCCAGCTGCTGGGCATAGTCACCGCTGGTTCGTGCTACACCCATGTGACACCCCCATACACCAGCAGCTGGTGCCGCTCAGGCACCACATCGGCCGCAGGCAGCTGCAGGTCGTGGTCGACCTCCCCCGCCGCGCCGCTGATGGCCTCGCCGATGTGGGTGCGCAGCAGCGTGCCGCCCAGCTCACTGCTGCGCGCATGCAGCGCTGCCAGGGCGGCTTCAACGGCGGCACGCACGCGCGGCGTATCCGGGGTCACGCCGATCTTGTACGGCACCGGCACCAGCGCCGGGGCCAGGACATGCACCTCGGCCTGCACCGGACGCAAGGGCTCAATCGCCGCTTGCACGGCCGCCAAAACCGGCGCAGCCGGGGTGATGGGGTCTGCCGCGTCATTGACCACGAACACACCCACCGTGCCAGGCCCCAGCCAGTTGCGACGGCACCAGGCACGGGTAATGCCTGGCTGGTCTTTGGCCCAGCGCTCATAGTCATCGGCGTTCCCACCGTGGGGCAGCACACGGTAGCGCTCCGCCACACGGGTGCGGTACGCCTCTAGATCCTCCAGCTCGGTGCCACCGGTCACGCCATCTGGCCCTACGGTTGCCACGCTGTTGACGCCCAGCACCGGGCTGACCAGGTTGAGCTGGGTGCCGGCCGGCAGGTTGCCTGCACTGCCGGCGTCCACCGCCTGCACTTGCATGGGGGCCCCGCCTGAGATGAATCCGCCCTCGGTCACTTCAAACAGCACGCCGCCCACCTCCAGGCGGGTGCCGGCGGGCACAGCCGCACCAGCGGTGCCGGTGAACAGCACCGGGCCGGCAGCAGGCGTGGGGGCTTTGCGCAGCACACCGCGCTCGCGGCCACGGCGCAGCAGGTTCTCTTCGTCGGCAGTGTCTGTGAACTGCTGGCGGTGCATCCAGTCCAGGTACTGGTACAGGCCATAAAGCGCTGCGCCATGCACACGGGCCAGCACAGCGGCATCCGTGCGCCGCAGTGCCTCGCTGCCCTCCAGGTCAGTGCTGGCCCGGCCGATCAAGGCAGGCAGGCTGGGGGTTTCAAATGGCATTTGGCACCTGCAAAAGGTTGTCAAAACTCAGGGAAAGCGGATCGCCCTCGGGGCGCTCCAGCACGATCAGGCCGGACAGCTGCGTGGGGCTGGGCCGGGTGATGGTGACCACGACCGCCAGGACATGGCCGTCGTCCAGCAGCCACTGCAGGGCCTCCTCGCAGTAGCGCTGGGCATCGCGCAGGGTCTGTGCGGTGATGGTGCGACGGCGCAGCAACCACAGGCGGCTGCCGATCCGGTCATTGGCCACGGCCGGGAAGGCGTCAGCCCACCAGCCCTGCCGGTCTTGGTCGTCCACCGGGTCGCTGGGCTCTGCCCGGCGCCAGGTGAACAGGCTGATGACCACGGCGCGCTCCAGCCAACTGCGCTGGTCTTGCGCAGTCAGTGCAAAGGCTTGCATGGCTACATCTCCTGGTTGGGTTTGCCGGTGTTGCCACCGTGTGGATCTGGGTGATCGTGGCCGTTGTAGGCCAGGCGCATGGCAGCCATGCTGGTGCCGCCCGCATCCACCCGGTCGGTGATGTCGTGCGTGCACTCCACCGGACATTCAATGCGCAGCTTGGATGCGTCGGTGAAGGTGATCGGCCGGCCTGCGGCCTTGACCACGATCCCCTCGCGCGTCAGGTGCACGCACTGGCCTTGGTCGTCGTGCAAGGCCACCTCCCCAGGCTTGAGGCCCTGCAGTCGGTACTTGCGGTCAGCGATCACGATCACTACGCCGTGGCTGCGGTCGCCACCCGGAAAGACTGCCACCCCCTCGGCGCCATCGTGTGGATGGCTGGTGAAGCCGTATGGCTCCAGATGCTCGACCCCATCCTTGACCTCGCCGGCCATCATGCGGATCTGCAGGCTTTGCAGCTTGGTGGCGGCATCGACCAAGGCCACGGTGCAGCGGCTGATGAAATTGCGCATGGCTACGGCTATCCCTTCTTGTCCCAGTCCGCTGGCAACAGATATTCAAAGTTGTCGGCCTTGCCGCCCTTTTTGAGCTTGCGCGCCTTGTGCGGGTCTTGCGGCTCAGGCAGCACCGCCTCGGGCGGGGCCACGCTGAGCGAGGCGGTCGTGCCGTTTTCGTCCAGGCTGTAGCGCACCTCGGTGATCAGCATGTCGCGCTCAAAGCCCACGATGGGGTCGCGCACTGGCACGATCAGGTTGGGCACCCACAGCGCGCCATTGCTTTGCCGCCAGCCTTGCACCGTGTAGCCGGCGCCCAGGGCCTTGCCCATGCGGCTGCCACGCTCCCAGTTGACGCGCTCACGGGCCAGCAGGCTGGTGACCTGGCCTTGCTGCTGGATCTGCAGCGGCCGGTAGCGGGTGGCGCGGGGGTCTGTCACGCTGGCGGTGACTTCGTTGGTGTCCTCGCCCCAGCTCTCATCGGTGCCGCTTTTCTGGCCGACCACCCGGTACTCGCTCATGATTTGCGAGAAGTCCAGGGAGGCACCACCGCTGAGCACGTTGCGCCCAACCTCCAGGGCATCGTGCGCGCGGCCGCCGCTGCCCGGCTCCACGATCACCACGCGCCCCTGGGCATCGTCGGTGCTGAGCAGCCGGCTCAAGGTCAGCAGCCGGTCGATGCTCTCAAACACAGTCTCCCCTGGCTCAATGCTGTGGTCAGCCAGGGCCTGCGTCTCCGGCACCTGGCTGACCACCGGCAGGCCAAACGGCTTGGCCAGGGCCTGCACGATCTTTTGCACGCTTTGCTTGCGCCACTGGCCCGGCTTGTTGACCGCGCTGCAGTCAACCAGGTCGGCCGTCAGGCTGCGGCCGCTGACGCCGCGTGTGATCTGGTCCGGGGTGTGATTGATGGGGGTGGCAAACACCCAGCCTGTCAGCACCAGGTCTTGCCCGATCCAGACTTGCGCCTTGGCGCCCTGTTTGATGGGCAGGGGCTGGTCCTGGCCAGGCCAACGCCAGCTCAGGCCCAGGTCAAAGTCACGCGCCTGGCGTTCAATGCCGGCGCCGATGTTGACCCGCATCCACCCGCCGTAGTCCATGCCATCCACCCGCAGGCGTACTTTGTGATCGTCTGCGGTGGCGGTCATGTGGTTCCTCTCGCTACTCCCGCGCCACTTGCAGCGGCTGCGGCGGCACAAAGCCGGGGTGATTCAAACGGTTGCGCTGCACGATCTCGGCAGCACGGGTGGCATCGCCCCATTGCCGGTGCGCCAGCACCAGGGCGGGCAGCATGGCTGGGGGTGTGATCTGCACCAGCGGCACGGCCGCACTGGCAGCTTGCGCCAGGTGGCGGCGCGCTTTGGCGCGGGCATCCTGCAGCGCGGTGAACATGCCCAGCGGCGGGCGCCCGCCCCCGCCTTGCAGGGCCGCCCACAGGGCGTCATCCAGCACATCGCGGGCAGCCAGCACATCCGGCAGATACAGCGCCTGCGGCCGCACCAGCGGCTGCTGGGCCTGCTGCCACACGGGCAAGGCCACGTCCACCTGGCTGGCCGGGCGCTGCGCCGGCAGCTGGCTGGCGGCATCCAGGGCCACCGCCAGTGCGGCGGTGCGCGCCAGCTCGCTGACCGCCTGGACAGCGGCCACCGTCTGCGCGCCACCGGCCGGATTGACAGTGCCCATGGCACGGCTGCCACCGGCAGCGCTGCGCAGATTGGCGATGGCCTGCCCGGGGTCGATCCCCTGCAGGCTGGCGCGCACACTGCCCACGCCGCCACGCACAGCCATGACCAGGGCCGCCGGCGCGTTGAGCACCATGTTGACCAGGTCGCCTGCGCTGGCCACCACCCCGGTGATGGTGCCGATGGTCCCCGTGACCAGGCCGTAAGCCCCCGCCACGCTGGATTGCATGGCGCTGATGTTGACCCGCGCGGTGTCCACTGCGGCCATGGCCTCTTCAAACCAGCTGGTGCCGCTGTCCAACACATCGTCCGCGGACATGCCCAGCTGGGCGTCGGTGGCGGGGGTCGCCACGGGGTAGCCACGTTCGCCGCTTTCGACAAACTGCAGATCAACCCACACGACGCCGCCCTCGGAGCGGCTGTTGTTGACCGTGGCCGGCAAGGCCGTGGCCTGCATGGCGCCCCAGGTGGGCAAGATCAGCTCACCCGGCCCCGGCTCATCCAGGGCCGCCAGCAGCGCATCGCGTTTGTCCAGGCAGTCATCACCGGCCAGCAAGGCACTGACAGTGAAGATCCGCGTGACCCGCCCCAGATCCTCGGGGTAAGGCTGGTCACGCTGGACGAACTCATGCACCTGCACCCGCCGCCCGGCGGGCGAGCTGTCGCTCATGCACTCAAACGGCACACCGCGAAAGCTGGCCGGCTGCAGTTGCTCACGCCAGTTGCTCATACAAACCCCTTATCAATAAGCACCGGACAGACTGCGGTAGCCGAAGTTTTTGCTGGTGATGTCCACGCCCGGTTGGTTGCTGCTGGCAGATTCCATCTTCAAACCCGGCGGTGCGTTCTCAAACCGAACCACCATCTCGCCCTGCAGTTGCTGCTTTTGCGCTGCGGCCGCAGCAGACAGTGGCGACGTGGCAGGCTTGACGGGGCTGGTGGCTGCGGCCGCAGGGGCGGTCGCCTGGCCGCCCTTGTAGCTGTTGACCACTTCCACCGCGTTTCCGCGCACCCACTTGGCGGCATCACCAATCCAGCCGACATAGGGCTTGATGCGATCCCACATCTTGGAAAACCAGTCGACGATGGGTTCCCAGTTCTTGATCACCCAGCCCATGGGCGACCAAGCGAACACCTCTTTGAGCACAATCCAGCCCAGCTCAAACAGAGGCTGCACGAAGTTCCAGAAGCCCTCAAAGAACGGACCCACGGCGCTCCAGTTGGCAATCAACATGCCCGCGCCCAGGGCGAGCGCGCGCACAAAGATGCCCATCGGGGACATCGCCGTTACTGCGCTCATCAGCTTCAAGGCGGCCACGCCGCCCATGACCGCCAGGCGCAACCCCACAAAGCCAACGGCCGCGCCAAGCAGGCCCTTGATGAACCAAGGGTTGGCAGCGGCAAAGTCCGCCACCTGGCTGATCAGCGGCCCCAATGCCCCCACACCGTCATTGATGGCCGGCAGGAACGCCGTGCCCATGGCGATGCCCAACTCGACCGTGCGGTTCTTCAGCAGCTGCAGGTTGTTTTCGGTGGTGGCAGCGCGGCTGGCGTATTCCTTGGCCATGCTGCCAGCGTAGGTCTGTTCATCGGCCACCTTCTTGAAGTTGCCCGCCAACAGATCCAGGTTGGTCAGCATGGGGGCGATGGCGCCAATGCTTTCTTTGCCGAACAACTGGGACAGCACCGCCGCCTGCTTGGACTTGTCCACCTTGCTGACGGCCTGCAGCACCTTCATGATGGTGCCCTCGGAATCCTTTTGCATTCCCGCAGCCACCTGCTTGGAATCCATGCGCAGCGCCTTGAAGGTCTCGCTTTGCGCCTTGGTGGCCGCCGTGCCCGCCGTCAAAGCCAGCATGAAGTTTTTCATGCCGGTGGCGGCCACATCCTCCTCCACCCCCACACCGGCCAGCGTGGCACCCATGGCGGCGATCTGGCCGCTGGCCATGCCCGCGACCTCACCCAGCGGGCCGATCTTGGTGACGATGCCCGAGATCTGCTTGGTAGTCGCCGGCCCGGTGTTGCCCAAATAGTTGATCTTGTCCGCCAGGGCCACCACATCGTCCTGGCCCATTTTGAAAGAGGTGCGCCAGGTGGCCATCATCTTGCCGGACTCGTCGGCCGTCTGATCAAATGCCACGCCCATCTTGATGGCGTCGGTGGCGAAGGCCTTCAGCTCGCCGCGTGCGATACCGGACTGGCCGCCGGCGGCGTAGATCGAGGCGATGCCCTCGGCAGCCATCGGCAGGTCGCGCGAGAGGGCCAGCACATCCTTGTTCATGGCAGCGAACTGGGCCGCCTCCTGGCCTTCGTCAAAGCTCATGACCTTCTTGACGTCAGCCATCTTGCTCTCAAAGGCAATCGCAGCCTGCACACCAGCCACAAAGGGCATGGCGAAGGCCCCACCGCCAGCCAGGTCGCCCAGGCTGATCTTGCCCAGGCCCGAGCTTTCGAGATGCTTGCGCATCACGCTGGCGTTCTTTTGCACCCCCTTGAGCATGGGGCTGAGCTTGTCCACCCCGGTGATCAGCGCCTTGAGCTGGAATTTATCGGCCATCGGTTACCCCTCAAGACTTGGAAAAAATGCGGTGCGCCTGCGCAAGCAGCTCGGAAAACTCATCCAGCGGATAGGCCATGACCTGCGGCGGAGTCATCCGCCACAGGTAGGCCAGGTCGTAGGCCAGATCGGTCAGTTGCTGGAGGCTGACGATGCCGGCGTCGTGAAAAAACTGCAGATCGCCCAGGACACCTGGTTCAAGTCCACCAGCTCCAACTGGTCGACAGAGGACGGCGGGATCGATGCGCACACGCTGATGTAATCCGCCATCACCTTCATGTCTGGCGAGTACGCTCCGGTCTGCGGGTCGGTCAGGCGATAAGGCAGTGCCCCGATCTTCTTGACCTCCGCCAGCGTCGGACGACGCAGGTCCAGCTGCGACACATCCTCGCCGTGCGCCTTGATGGGGGTGGTCAACGGGTACTGCAGTGCACCCATGATTTGCTGTGCTTCGTTCATTACAGGAAATCTCCTTCCGTGCCTTCAAACTTGATGGATGCCTTGCCTTCGTCGCTGCCCAGCGCAGGTTCATCCACCACATAGGCACCCGACAGCACATAGGTGCGGCCGCTTTTGAGTTCGACCGTGACGGTCATGTTGGTGCCGTTCATGATCTTTTCGATGTTGAGCCCCTTGGGGATGACGAACTCGCCGCTCACATACGGCACGGCGTCCTCTTCCTTGAAGTGGCCCTTGATGATGGTTTCACGCTTGACCTTGGCCAGCGGGGTTTCAACGTTTCCGGTGACGACCATCTGTTCGCCATCCACCTTGACGTAGGCGGTGCCTGCTACTTTCTCGCCCATGGCGAGCCCTCCTTACAAAACAAAGCCCGCCGTGGCATGCACCAGGGCGGGCGGGGGTTGATGAATCTGGCCTTGTCGTTTACTCGGCCAGGTCGCTGTACTGCAGGCGGAACTGATTGAGCAGCGCGAACACACGCAGCTGGTTAACCAGGTCGGGCGGGAACAGCACGTCCAGGCGGTTGGGGTTGCCCGCGTTGCGCTCCACGATCAGGTTGGACTTGAACAGCTCGGCGTTCTCGACCAGGCCCTGGAGCTCCAGGGCGCGGTACTCGGCGATCAGCTCACCACGAATGACCACAGGCGTGACGATGGCCTGGCCGGCGCCGTAGCGCGTACCATCGTTGGCCAGCTTGTGGCGTGGGTACTTGCTGGTGATGCGGGCCTTCAGGCGGCGCAGGATGTGGGCGCTGGTGTGCAACGTCTCGCTGTCCAGGTAGCTGTCATCCTCGGCCCCGAAGGCGTTCTTCTGGTAGGTGGTGATGCCGCGCTCGATGCGGTACTCGCCCCCCTCCACATACGCCGTGGCCACGCCGCTGGTCAGCAGGGTCTGGCGCTCATCGAGCATGAAGCGCTGACCAGGCGGGGCAGCATCGATGCCGGTCAGCACGCCGGTCTGCGTGGGCCGGGCCGGATCTGCGCTGATGAACACCGCCGTGCGGGCGCCGTAGGCCGCTGCCACCGCCCAGCATGGCTGCGGCACCTGGGCCTCGAAACCGTGGGCGGTGTGGTGCGGATCGTTGCGGGCCACGCCAAACGCCACCAGCTCACCCAGCGCGCCGCGCTTGGCGGTGTAGCAGTGGCCGTACAGCTGCTTGACCCAGCTCCAACGGCCCGCCGTGTCGTTCATCCAGTCGCGCAGCGTGTTCAGGCTGGCTGCATCGGTGAAGGGGTGGATGATGAATTCAAAGGGCTCATCCCCCACCGCTGCCAGGGCCGCAGCCAGATCCGGTGCACCGGCACCGCCTGTAGGTGGCACCAGGGCCAGGGCAACGCCGGTCGGCAGCACCTCGCCACCGGCAGTACCCAGGCGGTTGAGCTGCAGGGTGATGTCGTTGCCCAGCAGGCCCTTGAACTTGGCCGTGATGTTGACCTTGCCAGGCGTGGCACCGTCCACCTCGGCCGTTACGGGCAAGCTGCGCGCTGCATTGATGGCAGCAACCACGGCCGCGCCCAGGGCCGCAACGGTGTCGCCCGCAACCACTGCGACCTGCACACGCTGGCCCGCCACGTACAGGGTGATGACACCGCTGGCTGTGGCTGCACCGCTGACGGTGATGCTGCCTGCGGCGGCCGCGCCGGCATCGATGTCCACGGGCAACACCCACACAGTGCCAAAGCTGTCATTGCGCTTGTAGCTGGCGTGCATGCTGTGCAGCACCGAGCCAGCACCGCCGATCTCAGCGGCCTGCTCGGTGCGGCTGCACAAGGTCAGCTTGCCGATGTCCGCGTGCACATGCCCTGCATTGACCTGGCCGATGACCAGGGTGCGCAGCGTGCTGTTGCCGCTGTTGGCGGCGCTGTTGTCCATCTCTGCGTAGAACAGAGGCACCCGCAGACCTGCGGGGATGTTGTTAAAGCTGATGCTCATTTGGCAGGTTTCCCTTTAGGAGTTGCGGTTTTGACTTCCAGCACATCGCCCTCCGCAAGGCGGCGGGTCCAGTACACGTTGCGGGGCACCTCGCAGCCTTCGGCGGGCATCAGTGCGTTGGCGCGCTCCGGGATGCGCACAGCGCGACCCTCGGCGGGTTTGACGTGCACACGTGTGCACAGGTCAGGGTTTGGGGTTGTCATGCGGCAGGTCCACTTTCATGTGATGTTCTTTGCGGCCATCGGGGCCGACGCCGTCAGGCTTGAGGTTTCTGTCCACCATCGGGTTGATGGCATCCACGTCGATGTCCACGCCCTCCAGCTGGTTCAGGCCCAGCAGCTCGGCCTCGTGCCAGGTCTCGACCTGGGCAGGGTCGCTGCGCAGCTCCAGGCTGCCCATGACCTCCAGCGAGCTGAAGCTGAAGGCATAGACCACCTTGGCGCGGTCGGTCAGCAGAAAACCGCGCCCTTCGTAGACCAGCCAGTCGGCGCTGCCTGGTGGCGTCCAGCCGACCAGGGCACGGCACAGGGCCTGGCGCATGGCGGTGACTTCGTCGGCCACCGCATAGCCGGGTTCGTCCCGCTGGGGCCACACGACCACGATGTCCACCCCCTCGGTGATCTCCTGCACCAGCGCGTTGTCGTACTGCGGGGGGCTGGCCTTGTCGTCGGTGGGCACCACAAAGGCGTGCAGCCCCTCCCAACGGGCGGCTTTTTCGATGGCATCCCAGTTGATGCCGGCGCCCACATTCCCGGCCAAGACAGGGCAATGCGCGCGCAGATGGGCGACGATGTCAGAGGGTTTCATGGGTTCAAATGGGCATAAAAAAAACCGCCCTTGTGGGGCGGTCTTCAAATAAGAATGAGGCTTTACTTCGTCCAAGCCTTCAGCTGCAAAGGCACTTGCTGGGCCGTGACCTGGTCAAAGTAGTAGGCCATGGTGAATGGCGCAGAAGCGCTGGACTTCCACAAATGGGCAGCACCAGACATTGCACCTTCAGCCGTTTGATACTCGGGCTGCATCGCCTGCAACAAGGCCGCGGTCGCACACATCATGGCGCGCATCTGGCCGTCGTTGCGGGCACCATCAGGGCCGTGCAAGGTAATGGACTCCAGCGCCTTGCCGCTGTAGGTGTACAGCACCTCAATTTTGCCGACGCCGTAATCCAGACGCTGCAACGGCCCCTGCATGCTGCTTTTGACAGCGCTGCACTGGGGCGTCTGCTTGCCATACTTTACAAACCCTGCCTGGATCGACTTGGGTGACTGCGCGAGGTTTGCGGCCATCGCATGGCCTGAAACAAGGGCGGCCGCAAGGCACAGCCCCAATTTGGTCTTGAGCATAGGTCTCCTCGGTAACAACCGGAAATCCTACCCCAGGGCCTTGGCAAACCCTGCCCGCAAAACCGCGCGCACCCGTGCGTCTTCGTCCTCCAGCGCGTCGGCGATGTAGTTGGCACGCGGCGCAATCCGCCAGCCCCCAGCCTTGCGTGCAGCTATCAGCGACTGCCGCTCGCCCTTGGCCCGGCGCTTGCCGCCCGTACCCTTCACACGGCTGCCCTGCTTGACGCCATAGTGCAGATAGGCGGGGTAATACTCCGCCATACCCGCCGTTTTGTCCGGCATGACCTTGACCATGAAGCCGCTGCGGCTGACACGCGCATTGATGCTGTCGCGCAGAACACCCGTGATCCGGCGCGGGTAGTTGCTGCCCGCACCCGACAACCCCAGGTTGAGCTGGGCGCGCTGGCGCACCAGTTGCCCGGCCTTGCGAAACGCAGCGCGCACCTTGCGCTTGTCAAACGCATCGCGGTGGAACTGGTCGAAGCCCTCGACGTGGACATGGGCGGCAAGTGTGGCGCGTTCTGTCATTCCAGTTGCTCCACTTCGATGATCGTGTAATCACTCTCACCAGCCAATGGGGCACCCCGCTGCACACGGTAGACATGCTGCCGATGCACAATTTCATGGCTGTCCGTCACACCTTCAATATGGCGCATACACACACGATGCGTAATAGCCTTGTCGGTTTGCGCTGCGGCCGTGTAAGTGGCAGTGCCTACGGGATCGATACGCGCCCAGCGCATACGTGGCTGGGTGTAGACGCTGTCCACGCCTGCAGCCCCCACAGGAATGTCTGTGCGCAACCGGATCAGCACCCGCTTGTTCAGCTTCTGACTGGGTGGATTGCGCAAGGTTTGAAAGCTGGTGACGGCCACAATTACACCCCCTGGTTGCGGTGACGGCGCAACATGCCAAACGCACGGGTGCGCTTAACTTCTGCGCCTTCGTCGGTGTTGCTGTGGACGATGGCGTCAATCAGCAACAGCTGTGCAGCGATGATGTCTGGCGTGCACACGATGCCGCGCGCATCCTGCGCATCTTCGCGGGCCTGGGCATCCGCGTAAAGCTTGCCATCCAGGAAAGCCTCTGCCTCGGCTTTGGCCTGGGGTATGGCATCTTGCACGTCTTCCTGCAGATCTTCGTCAATCCGCAGGCGGCGCATGGCTTGCTCCATGGAGGGGGCTGTAGTGGGCACAGGATGCACCTCATCCGGGTTGGTCGATTCGGCCATGCTCAGGCCTCGCTGGCGGGGTTGGGTTCGGAAGCAGGGGCGCTAGCCTCACCGTCAGCGTTAGGCGCTACTGTTGCACCGGCAGCCGCGCTATCTGCTGCAGGCGCTGCAGCTTCGCCGTCCTGGCCACCCGCCGTGCTACCTACTGCTGCAGCAGCAGACAGTGCGGGCGCTGCCACCGGAGGGGATGGCGGTTCCTTGACTTCCTTGGGCTTCGCAGATTCGCGCTTGCGGCTGGGTCCGGTCGCTGGTGATTGCGCCGGGCCTGCAGGCTTGGTGGTGCCGGGCGCCGGGGCCTGGCGGATCATGCCGTGCCGCAGGTAGTGGGCAATTGCCACCTTATCCAGGCCTTCGGGCAGATCATCGCCAGGGCGGTAGCGCGTGCCATCGCGGTCAAACGATTTGGCTGCTTGATAGTTCATTGGAGACTCCAGAAACAAACAGGCCGCCCGAGGGCGGCCTGCTGTGGGTTGCACATCAATCTGGTCGGCTATCAGCCCGCCAGCAGGGCCGTCAGGTCGCCCTGTACCAGTGCTGCGGGGCGTTCCACCGTGAAGCCCACGCGCTCTTCGCACAGCAGGGCCACCATGTTCTTGATGAAGAAGTCCGCATGCTGCTCAGCCACACGCACCGTGACTTCCTCGCGGTCGTACACCGTGGCAGCGAAGCCAGAGCCCGCCACGAAGTCGCCGGCCGCCAGGCTGTGCGACTCCACCACCTGCTTGCCCCAGATGCGGGGCGCCGCGCCATCGGTGGGCGTGCCGAAGATGTAGGCACCATCGGTGGTCTTCATCATCTGGATGGCCGCCCAGTCCTCCAGGCTCAGCGTGGCAAACGTGGCGGGATACTGCGCACGGGCCACCTGCAGGAAAGCCCAGCGCAGATAATCCAGCGCCGTGTGCGCCACACCACCCTGGGCCACGGCAGGCATGCCGGCGGGGTTGAAGACGGTGGCCTGGGGCACCATGCCCAGCAGGCTGCCGTTCATGCCATCGCCGTAGACCAGCTGGCCGTCTTCCTTGAGCTTCAGACCGTAACGCAGGCGGCCGTCCACCAGGCCTTGCAGCTGGGGGGCATCGCTCAGCACCTGGCGGCTGGCGGGAATCCAGTGCGCGATGGTTTCCACTGCGCTGGTCTTCTTCTCGAAGGTCAGGCCGGATTCATTCTTGGCTGCACCTTCGCCGTTCTGGGGGCCGGCGTTGTTGGTGAACAGCTTTTCGGCCACCCATTCGATGGCGTTGGTGCTGATGCTCACCGACTGGAACAGGTCGCGCACGGTCAGCGGCTGCTCGGGGCCCATGACGATGCCAGCCTGGTAGGGCTGGATCAGCGTGCCTGCACTGGCTGCGGCGCTGGTCAGCGCAGCCTTACCGAACAGCGGGGCGTTCATGGTGACCAGCTCGACATTGCCGCCACGGTAGTTCTTGCACACTTCGGATGCAGCAGCCAGCTGGCCCAGGCTCTTGCGCTGCTGGCCGTTGTCGCCCATCAGGTTGGCGGCCTTCTTGCCCAGCTCGGTGACTTCGGCATTCAGCTTGTCCAGGGACTTTTCGACCTTGTCCACCTTGTCCACCGCATCCTGGAATGCTGCCTTGGTGGTTGCGTCCACGCCCAACCCCTTCATCTCGTCCTGCAGCTTGGCCACGCGGCCGTCCAGATCCTTGTGGGCATCCTTGACCTCTTCCACCATTTTTTGGGCGGCCTTGGCCGTGTCGGTCAGCTGGTCCAGTGCTTTGCGCACATCGCCGCCCACTTCCCCCGTCAGGGCCACGGGCAGGCCACCAGCCGCGGCAAGGGCAGTCAGAACATCGGGCTGCACCAGCGGTGCGCCGAGGAGATTGGCGAGGGCCATCACGGCCAGGATTGCCAGCAGGCCGTAGGTCAGGTGCTTGCGGGTGATTTGCTTTGCAGAAAATTGCATGGTTTCAACTCCAGGTAAATGCGCGCGTGAGGTTGTTGAGTTCGTCTGCCAGCGTCTCGCTGTCCAGGCCACCATCTCGGTGGCCCAGCGACTTGAAGCCGCCAGCAGCCAAGGACTTCGCCTCGCGCTGGCTGTATCCGAGGCCACGCAGCTGCGCCTCGAAATCGCGGATGTTGTTTGCGGCCTTGACGGTTTCCACCAAGGCCGCAGGGTTCATGCCAAAGGGCACCAGGGAGAACTCCCACAGCTCGGCCGCGCCGATCTCGCGGA